TGTATTTATGGTGTTGCATCAGTTGAAAGGTTATTTGGTAGTGTTGAAGAAGGCTCGTATGTGTGAGCCCTAACCGAAAAAATCCGAGAGTCCAGACAGAACCACCTCTCTTTCAACCCCGTCTGATGCTGTATATTTTACAATGTGTTCTACTCTTGGAGAAGTAACAAAGAACTCTAATAATTTTTCAAACTGCTCTTTTGTCATATTATCAACAAAAGATACCAGTTCTTCTCTGGAATAGGTTGTTGTGTCTATAACTTCTTCTTTCGTTTCTATTTTTGATATACAATCGGAAATCAAATCATAAAAAGATGACGGAGAAGTATAATCAATTCCAGTGTTTCTTTCCTTTAGGAGAGCAAGTGAAGGGTATTTCATATGAACAATTAAATCATCTGATATTTTGATTTTATCTGTATGTCCTTTTGTATACTTTACTGCTATATCTGAAAGATTTACAGAAATTTCAATCTCTTCTCCAGTATCTGGACATATTATTATGGGTTGTACCATTTCACCTACTGATTTTCCTCTGATTCTTAGAAAAAGAAATTCTATATCAAACAGAGGCAGAGAAGAGGCATCGTCAATATCGTCTACGCACGATTCAACTAGTGATTGTAATGCCATTACCATATTATCTGGATCGTTTCCCTCTTGAGCAAGCAGAAGAATCTTTTCTTCCTTTACTAAAAAGGGACGGAAAGAGGTTTTAGTTTTTGTTGAGGGTATTGTTACTTGATATTTTGGTGTCGCTATCAACAAATCGGATAATGAATTCATATTTTAATTTCCTGTACTCTAAAAAGTAGTTGGTGTCTCATAGTCATCTGTAATATATTTATACGACCTAAACTCAATGTTAACTTGCATTTGGGTGTAACTATCTCTTTGTCCATACCCCAACTGTATTGGTAGTATGCTTGCGGGGTAAACTTCTTCAAATTCATATGTGGATGATACTTTACCCGATGCATTAAGGGTTTTGATGACCATAGTACCGTAAATAGTACCGTCATTCAAATATGATGTCATTTGAGTGGTAGGATGAACTATTTTGTCCATCCATGCTTCAAAGAATGTTCTCTCTCCCTGTTTATCATCTACTGGGAATTGCATGAGAATAGTACCCTGAAAGTCTCTTGCGACAGGTATGTTTCTCGAAGGACCAAAAAACAAATCGTCCTGAATCTGAGTAAATCCTCTTGCCGGTAGATTTAGTAGTTCTGGTTGAAATGTTAAAGTATCCTCTGGACCAGATAGTTCTACAAGATATCTTGTTGGTCTTGCGATACCATTCTTCAGAAAAGTATTTTTGAAATGATCAATTGAATTTTCGTTGGTTGCCATCTGTGTTCCCTTTTTATTTATTTATGCTTTTTATGGCAGTTTTAGGGTAAAATATTGTCCTCTGTCAATATAATAAATTCCCAACCTTTCTTTTTGCACAGTCTATTAGCAGACTTCCATTTTGCTTCGTTTACAGCATATGTCATGCACTCATTTAAGTATGACTTTGTTTGTCTTTTAGGTTTCTTTGGGGGTTTTGTTTGTTTTTTAGGTTTGACTTCTATCACATATGTTTTTATATTCCCGCTCTTATCTTTAATTTCTGCTATGAAGTCTGGATAGTAACGGTGGTTCTTTTTATCAACTGGTGAGTAATAGGGAATAATCAATTCTTCACTCCCCCATCTCAGAACATTTATATTTTCATCTAAATATTTACAAACTCTTCTTTCCCATAAAGACCTGCATATAATTTTGGTAGGATCACCTATATATTTTGAAGGGTTTTCTATTTTATACTTTGTTTTATATGCCATAAAAGATAATCCTTAACATGAATATATATTAGTAAACGGAGAAAAGAAAAATGTCGCAACCTAATTTTGGAAAATTACAATGGCCGTCGTCTCAGTGCGGTTTGGATGGGGCAGACAACACCCCACTCAAATTAAGATTTCAGGCGCAACCATATAGCATTTTTTCAGAAGTGAGAGACGAAGCACCAGATTCCGGTTCTTCTTTTGCAGATATAGTTCTACCTTTTGTTAAAAATATGGCAAGAGAAAATTCAATTTCATATGGTATGGGAGAAACCGAGACAGGTCATATGTTTGATTTAACTTCTGGTGGAATTGCTGAATTCTTCAAAACAGGGGGTGGTTTCCTTTCGGTTGCAAAAGACCTACTTGGTGTGAGTTCTCTTATGGGACAAAGACCTATGGATATGAGGGATTCGATTTACCAAGGGGCAAACTTTAGAACACATTCATTTGAGTGGAGACTCATACCGAAATGCGACAAAGATGCACCCGAAATAGCAAAGATCGCTAATGCATTTCAAACGTGTGCATATCCGATGATGTCTGGACTTGAAAGTGCATCTAGAGTAATTCACCCGGCAGTTTGGCATATAAATGCTATGGGGCCTGGTACAACTAATCCTAATGAAACATGGTTGTTTAAAGTTCTTCCTTCTGTTCTAACTAAGGTCACAATCAACACCACACCAGAAGGAACATATGGACATGGTAAAAACTTTAAATATTATCCTGCGATTACCACTCTCACATGCGACTTCCAAGAACTAGAACCAGCAGTTGCTGCCGGAAACACAATCAAGTCAAGAAGTCAGGTAAAATAATAAGAGGAAAGATTCATGTATTTTAATAGGTTTCCTAAAATTGAATATGACTTTCCTCAATTGGTTGGGGTTTCTGTTCAGGATATATTTCGTAGAGTTCAATTTACAGAGAAGACACTGAACGATAAGAAAAACTTCGAGGAGTATTTGGTAATCGAGGGAGAAAGTCCCGATGATATTGCCAATAAATTTTACGGAAGTCCTTCCTATTGGTGGTTAGTTCTACTTTGCAATAACATAATTGATATAGAAAACGAATGGCCTAAATCTATGTCCGAACTTGATAGGTTGTTTTCTGCTTTTCTAAGTGGAAACAGTTACTACTTGTTTGAAGGACTCGATGCGAGACATGGTGATGTCATTGTAAAGAGAGATACTGTTTCTGTGGAAAACGGAGGTGGTGGAACCGCAGGTATTGACATAGACAAATATGGAGTTGTAGATAGTTATGATCCTCTTCTGAGAAAATTAGATGTGAAGATTGGTTCTGGTACATTGAACGCTGGAGACGAGGTTCATATTTTTAGAAAAGGTGTAGAAGGTAACTATGTTTCTATTGGTGGATTTGGTGAAACTGGTTGCTACCAACCATACTTCGGTTCAACATCATGCGTTGGGATTTCCGGTCCTGAAAGTAATGACACATTTACTCATTGGGGAGAACTGTGTGCAACCTCCGGTTCTACCTTTGGTATCATTCAAAGAAAAGATAGTATCAAAGATAGTATTGTAAGTTTTAAATATGAAGGAGATGATGTAAATCCATATTCTGCCTATCTTTCAAACATCGACGGTCAAGATGATGGTCCAAGTGGTGACTTTTTCTCATACCAAAGTCTGTGCGGAATGACAGGAACAATTCTTTATGATTATATCACAGATAATTTAAATCCTAAAATAGAAATTCTTACCACATACGCAGATATTATGAATACCAATGACAGAAATAGAAATATCAAATTGATTGTCCCAAGAATGGCAAATATTATCGTTGATGAATTGGAAAGTTTATTAAGTGGTGCTGTTCCAAGAGGAACGACTCGGTTGATTGAATTGAATTGAAAGTGAATTATCATGCCTAATGAAAGACAATTAAGATCAGCGATTAATATATCCACTATTAAGATTATAAAACCAGAGGGACAGGTATTGGATGTTATCCCAGGTCCTGAATCCGCTAAATCTATATTTGCAAATTTAAACTTAATAGAGAGTGTATTTCAAACTGGAATTACTGGGTTGTTGAAGATAAAAGATCCCGGAATTGTCGGTGATTATTTCAACATGATTGGTAACGAGAAGGTAGAAATACAATTTGAATCACCAGACATTCCGAATTCTTCACACACTCTGACTTTGTGCGTAAGTAATGTTAGGTTTCTTGGAGACGAAGCATTTACTCAAGCACTATCTGGAGACAAAGGTAGGGCAGGAGCAGGTTGGGAACTTGATTTAATCGCATGTGAAAGTTATTTTCTTGACAACGGCGTTTTAGATTACATGGACAATGACTTCATTGGACTTAATAGTGAGTTTGTGCAAACAATAGCAGAAAAGTATTTAGATCCAGGCTCTACTTCTATGAGTCATGCACAAGAACCAACCTCAGTTGAGGAAACTCACAATTCAATGTGGTTGAAGAAAAATCACATGATGTATCCTTGGGGGAAGGACGTTCATCCTCCAAACTTATTGAGTCTTATGAATAATATTTGTGAGAATTCTGTAACAGAGGATACACTTGGTGTTAATTACTTATTCTGGCAAGATTTCAATGGTTGGCATTTCAAATCGATTAGAAAACTGATTGATGATTCGGACACAACTTGGGGATTTGGTTTGTTTGGTGAAGATAAGGCAAGAACCTACTACATCACAGATCAAAATGTTCCAGTTAGTGAGTGGGGGGAGTTTGGTGATCCCAGAATAGAATCATTTAAGATTGTTTCAGAGTATGATCATCTAGCGTCTTTGCAAAATGGAGCATATTCTTCTTATTATGAATTAATAAAACCAAACTATGATGACGATTATTTTGAATATTTAGATTTTACTTCCAACCACTCTAGAAGCAATTCCGACAGTTGGGGAGAACGAGAAATCATAACCTATGACTACCACAGAGATTCTGATTTGTGGGGTGATGCTGACGGTGGTGGTAGAATAGAAAAGTATAAATTGTTACCGGAAACATTTGATACATCAATTGATATCAGTGATCCGATGAACATACATCCTAAGTCGAGAAGAAAATATGATGAAAGTGGTCTCTATGGTTACTTTTCTTCTCCGTACAATTATTATGGTAGTAATAATCACGACTATATGGGAAGTATACAAACTGACGGGAAGTATGGAAAAACAAACGATATAATGTGGCAAACTATGTTTGATCAAACAAACTTAGATCCCGAAACCGCAAAGATAATTAAAGATGAAATTAAAGAACCAATAAAACAAAATTACCAGAACTATGTTGAGAAGAAAAATTTAAAAGAAAAATGGAACGTCTATAGTCAATCTGTTTGCTGTGATGCAGAAGATTTACAGAAGTACACATTCTTTGCAGTGATAGAAGATGCGGTGAAGGTTCAAGATAATGGTAGAGCAGGAATATATGAATATTCTTGGAGAGAAGTGGAAATCTGGCCAAAAGATTTCATCGATCAGGACGGTGGTGAAGTTATAACACCAGAAGGCGCTCCGGTCACGGTGGTTGCTGTAGAAGGTGGTATGGAAGGAGATTCGGATGATTCTCCCGCATACAACATAAACGAATTGATGAACTTAGATGAGGAGAATGATGTCTTCGCAGGACCTGGAGTAAACTTGGCAAATGATGATTTCAATGACTATCCAGAAGCATTCCAAATGATGCCAGTTGGAGGTTACTTTAGAGTAGGCGATGATCCGTGTGAAATTCCAGAGGAAGGAGAGTCTGGAGTTTATTTTCATAAGCATATTGTTCAGATGTATAAGATTCCCAATCATGTATTATCGACAATTGTTGCACAAGAGGATGAGGAAAATTCAGAAATTCCAACAGACACTTATCTCTTTGATGTCCCGAATGCACACGATGGTTTGTGTAGTTGTCCGTAGTTTAAATTATGAGTACACATAGAACATGTTGTTGTGGTTGTGGAGACAGACCTTGTACAGGTATAGAATATCGGTACGAGAATACTTCCGGTTCATGTCCAATTTGTGCCATTGGTAGGTCCGAACGCGAAGAAGATCATGCACAGAGGTATGGATTTCAAAATACTGTTTATGCACCTATGGAGAACGGGCCAGATATTGATTTTTATGATCAAGCACATCCTTCTAATTTATATGTCGGAGATATATGTTTAGATTCTAGAGCGTTCTTACCTGATGGTGAAGGTTTTTCCGACCCAAGAGAGACGAACCTAGATATTTGTCCTCCATCCTGTAATCCTCAAGGTGCATATTATTATTCTGAAACAGGATGTGAGTTTAATCGTTGCTGGGAAAGATATCCGGGAAGTGGTAATTTTATCGCGCCCGGATCTAGTCCCGTCCCGAGAGTTACATATTATCAGTTCACTCCTCCGTGGGGACATCTTCCATGGTCTCCGCAGGTAATGAATGACTGGAAAGAAAATTGGAACGGTCCTCTTCAACCAAGAGGAGATTGTACCATGCACTGCAATCCAGAAAACATCGGATGTCATAAATTAGCATTCGTTGGGGGACTTGGTAATTATTGGGGAAATCACATTGGTAACTCTGTTTTCGATAATTTACCTCGATGTGGTGCTGATATTTCTACAATCCCTCCCGTGAGGGGAGAGAATGATGAAGGTTGGTTATGGGTTAGGGATTGGGTACAGAGTGGTGGTAAGTTGGTGATTCTTCAGGAATCTCTCAATACTGGATGCAGATATAAATTTGATTTTAGAGAATGGGCTAATTCTAATGTGCATACCAATAATGGTGGTGAAATGGGGAGAAGAAATAATTTCTCCTGCATGTATGATGATTGGTGGGAACTAGTAAGAGATCCTGAAGATGAAAGTGAAAACCAATATGGAACAAGAGAGAGATACAATTATGTTGAAATAGAAGAACAGTTGAGAGAATTTGCATTCTTCTGTGGTGATGATGGGGAGCAGGATAGAGAGTTTTATCATCTATGCTATTCCGATTCTTATGTTGGTGTGGATAGATGTTTAGAGGAAGGACAATTTGAACCAACAATTAATAGGATTGAATATGATGAAACTGGTGCATTTCCACAGATGTGTTGTCAGAAAACTTTATCTCCGTTTAAAAAAGGCGATGGAGAGGAAGAATATCCGTTTTCAGTCAACACATCCGACGCTGGTGGACTCGTTCCTCAAAACGGAGGAAAGAGATTAATAGGAAGTTGTGATACTCCGGCATGTACTGCGGTATATAAGAAAAACGGTTTGGGTGCTGTTATTGTAATTTACGACTCTACAATTTTTGGAGCAAAGGCCACACAAATTCCTATCGGGTGGTATGAACTGGCAGCACAACATCCTTCAAATACCGAAAACCTGACAGCAGAAGAATTAAAACTCAAAGACTGCAATAATGATTTTTGGAAATTCTTATGTGAAGAATTTATCAGTGAGGGAGCAGAAGATTATCCTTGTGATGAGGGAACTTGTTTTTGGGATGAATTCTCGAAACCATACAATGAGAACCAGTGTTTACTAGATGCAGGAACTGCCGCTTGTTGTTTACCGGATGGTTCTTGTGTTGATACAAATTACTGGGATTGTTTTAAAGAAGAAGGATTGTGGAGAGGATCTACAGACTTTATTTTTGACCATAACCTCAAATTTTTCGAGGATCCACCGCCGTCGAACTTCGATCCCGATTTAAATGCTGGGTTTGGAGATCAAAGATTTTGTGAAGGTCGTTGCAATGCAACATGTGATCAACTAAGATATAGTTGTCAAGAATTTCCTATAGGTAAATGTTGTCAAACTGTGTTCAATGATGCAGGACAATGGATTGGTTATGAAGAAGCAACATCTGAAAATTACCAACATGAATGTTTTTGTTTTGCAACTGAATCAAGCGATAAGTGTTGGGCAGATGGTTCTGGTTTCGCAGGTGGAAGCGATCCTCAATGGGACTGTCCGTGGGAAAATACAATAGAATGGCGTCGAGAGGGAAGTGGTGATTGGTGTACAACCTTTGATCCAGATCCTCCAGAATGTGAAACAGATTCAGATTGTCCATATAAAGAATGCTGTAGATTCGGAGAATGTATTTATTGTTCCGGTGGCGAATGTGGTCTGATCGGCGGTAATCCCGACGCAGAAACTTGTCCACCAGGCCTGTGTTGTAATGATGGATATTGTGAAGAATGTCCTCCAGAATGTTTCGGTGACGCGGATTGCTGCATCGACGCGGGCGAGGACTGTCGCCGGCGTTGCGAGGATGGTTATTGTGTCGATGAGGAACCACCAACAACAGAACCACCATCAGGAACTTGTCCTGACGGAACACCTGCAACCTGCGAACGGAACGATGATGACGGATCTGATTTCGAGGAGAATGGTACAATTTGTGATGAAATGGGAGATTATGGTCAGGCAGGTTGTCGTACTTGCTACTGGGGTACGGCAGATAACGGTGATTGCGAAGAAGACAATGTACCGTTTCCTGATGATAGTTATGGATGTTGCGGAGTTCCACCAGGCTCATGTTGCGGTCAGTCTTCAAATCCTACAGCACCATGTGAATGTAATACTTCCGACAATCAATGCTGTACCACATCATATAGCGAAGATTTCCCCGGCCCAATTCAGACATGCGAAAATTGTGGGTGTTCTGAAGGTGACGATAGTGAATGTCCAGAGGGGTATTGTTGTTTTAATTTTGTATGCAACACATGCGAACCACCAGACTATTGTTGTACGGGGGTACAAAATGATTGTTTAGAGTCGGGTGGTACACCAGAAGAGTGTGATTGTAATAACTGTCTAGCAATCGGCGGTTGTGACATATGTGATTGTTACTGGACTGGAAATAATTTTAGTTGTTTCACAGATCCTTGATATATAAGTTGGAGAAATAAATGGCAAAAGCAGATCATATCTTAAAACTCTCTTCCTTTGTTAACAATGTTTGGCCTACTATCAGGGTAGGTCATTCCATTGGTGCAATTAATGACAAATATCCATGTGCAAATCCAGATGGTCCGGTAGATAATTCTGAGTGTGACGAAGATGATCCGTTGTGCAATTGTCCATGTCAGGAATTAAAACCAACCGAACCAGAACCAACTGACGAAGAATTACAAGAAGCACTCGAATCAATCAAAGAGTGTGATTATATCGAAAGTTCTTTGGGAGAAGATTGGTTGGGATGTATCTGGGCAGATCAAGATCATCCAAGTAGTTGTGGTTGTCCGTGTAGAGGTGATAACTTTGGTGAATATCTTGACTATACAAGAACATATGCAACATACTGGAACACTCCCGAGACTACTCCTCTGTGGAGAGATGCACAGATGTTTCTTATAACTGCACAAACTGCACAAATAGCACTGAACGGTGATTTAAGTTTAAGACCTGGAGAACTTATTAAAATTATTAATAAAATGCCTGGGAATGATGATCCAAATACAAGAAGATTTTCAGGTAGGTGGATGGTGACGACTATATCTCATGTAATTCAAAATGAAAGTCATAGGATGCTAATAGGATTATCAAGAGATAGTAGTCCAGTCGAACCAAACGAAAGTCAAATTTTAGGATGGTTTGATTCGGTTGCGGACTGGTTAGGCGGATTATTTGACTAATCGCCTTATACATATAGTAACCAAAATAAGGATTTTGCTGGATGTCATCAAACTATAAATTCACAGATTTTGATATAGACTTTACTAAAAATAGTTTCACGAATGATGTGTCTATTATGAGAGATCGTAATTCTATTCGTCAATCTATCATGAATTTAATATTGACAAGAAAGGGTGAAAAACCTTTCAACAGAAACTTTGGAGTTGGTGTTCATGATTTGTTATTTGATAGCCCAACCGATATAGAACTACAAAGAATGGAGTTGGATATAAAAGATCAGGTAACACTAAGAGAACCTAGAGCAGAGGTTGAAAGTGTAGAATTTAATTTTCCTGATACTGATGCGAATTTGTTGAATATATCCGTGAATTATATTGTCCGACAAGGATTAAACGCAGAACCAATCTTAGATTCCCTTCAGATACAAATAACAAAGGTAAGATAAAATGGCAAATAAACTAGACGTACAATTAGGAAGTTTAGAGTTTGATGATATCAAACAAAGTATCATAAATCATCTCAAAACTCAAGACACAATAAAGGACTTTGATTACTCTGGTTCGGCGGCTCAGGTTCTTTTAGATATTCTTGCATATAACACTCTCTACTATGGTTATTATTCAAATATGGTTGCGAGTGAGATGTTTTTAGATACAGCACAAAGAGAAGAATCTATAATCTCTCTTGTGAAACCATTAGGGTATGTTGTGCCTGGTAGAACCTCATCGAGTGCAAGAGTAAAAGTTCGTGGTTATGGTTCTGGTAATCCCGTTATACCTGCTTACACTAGATTTGTAGGTAATAATTCAGCAGGAACTTCTTACACTTTTTATACTACTGATGCCTACACAACAGATGATGATGGTGAATCAGTAGTAACCATCACTGAAGCAAAATCACTTACGAAAGAACTTCCCCTTCTGGTGGATCAAGTAACACAAAAAGGATTTTTGTCTGGTCTTGATATTGACATAAACACATTGACAGTGGAGGTGTATGACTCTTCGTATATTGATGAAAATAATTTAGACCTGGGGGTTGTTGGGTGGGTTCCGTGGAGTAGAGCAGGAAACATCGAAGACAATTTAGATAGCAAGAGTCAAGTTTACTGGTTGGAAAGAAGTGAATTAGGATTCTTTGTAGTTTTTGGTGGTAATCTTTCTAATGTAGTTGGACAAGAACTTTCTGTAAATGATAGAGTTCGAGTCACATACCTAAAAAGTAATGGGGAAATAGGAAATGACATCGGAAACTTCAGAATAGGAGATGGTTCTGGTGCCGCAGTCGATACTATTTCACTATCGAGTGGTGGAACAAACAAACCAGATTTGGAAGCAATACGGTTCTTTGCACCAAAATGGTTTGCTTCTCAGGACAGAGCAGTAACCGTCGAAGATTGTAGAGCATTGTTGGCGAAAGAGGGTTTTGTGAGTGGAGATCAAGATCCATATTCTCAATTTAATGTATGGGGCGGAGAGGATGCAAATCCTCCCAGATATGGTAGAGTATTTGTAACACTAAACACTTTACCAGAAGATGAACCTGTTCGAGCAACTGTTGCAAGACAATTATTGGAGAGAAAAACATGTGTAAGTATCATACCTGAATTTATTGCACTGGAAGAGTTTAATCTAAAAGTTGTTGGAGATGTCTACTTTGATCCAAGAACAATAACAAGAGACGATTATAGAAATAGAGTATTCAATCAAATAGATAGTCTGTATGGAACACCCAGATTTGAACGATCATATTCTCTATCTCAAATTGTAAATCAAATAAATTCTGTTTCTGAAGGTTCAAGAGCAGATGTAGTAAATTTACGACTGGAAGTTCAAACTCCTATGACAGTTTCTGGTGATTCTGTTAAAATTAAATACTACGGAAATCCGATGAAACCCAACACCCTAAGAACAACAGAACCAACTCTTGCCCACCCAGACTTGGCTTCCGAAACAGATGCACCAGACGGATTGATTTCAATAAGAACCTCTGGTAGTGTTCTTGCTAACGGAAAACAAATACTTGAAGCATACTATAGTGAAAATGGTTTGGTTTCTGTGGTGGATCCAAATATAGGATATTGGACTCCAAATTCTTCTCAATGTGAAATTAGAATTAAACCAAAAATATTTGCGAACGGAACTTTTAATATTTCTGCTGAACCAAAAGACGATGAAGGTTCTCAACAATATAATGCATCTACAAATCAGTATAGTAAACTTGGCACCGAATTTACATTTAGAATAACAGGATAATAAGTTAGATGTACGGATTTCTGTTCAACAACACGACTGTTGCAAATACTGCATACCAACTTCTTCTTTTGGGTACAAAAATAGAAGAAGGTGATTCTGTTGTAGATGAAGTCATTGATGTTAGGCATTTGTTTCCGAAGTGGATTCTCGACAGAAATGCAAATGGAAACATGGTCAAGTTTGTGCAAGCATATTATGATTGGTTGTATAATAAGGCAGACTATGAATTAAGCACAACCACATTTAATACTACTGGATTGCGAAGACTTATAGACTTAGACGAAACACCAGTTGAATTTCTTAAGCATTTCACATACACATATGCAAGTGGATTTCCAGAAAATGTTCTCGAACCAACAAATGATGGACAAGATAGAACTTCCTTTGTTAAAGATTTTATTAAAGGAATTCGCACCAACTTCTATCAGAAGAAATCTACAGAAGAAGCATATCAATATTTCTTCCAAACATTATACGGTGTTGAGAATCCTATTGACTTCTTCTATCCCAAAAAATATATTCTTAGATTAAATGGGGGTAGATTTTCCGACTGGGCGATTGCTCCACTTCAAGATGGTAATCAAGGCGGAACATATGAATATAGCACAGATACTTACCAAACACAAAATTTAGGTGGAAGTTATTTAAACGGACCATTTGTTATTCAGGATAGTTATTGGTATCAGAATTATTCATATCTCATGAAAGCAGGAATTGAGAACGAAGATGGAGAGAACGAGTTTATTGATCAAGATACAGGTTTACCGATATATGATGATCTAATGAAATCTCTCCTACACCCTGCTGGTCTAAAAGGATTTTTTGAAAAAACAGAAATAGACTATATTCCACCCGATGATTACGAAGGTGGTGTTAACATATGCGAACGGCCTGTTCTTGGAAATTATTTTCCATATAGAATGGCAGATGGTCCTGAGAGCATAGAAAGATGTATAGGTTGTCAAGGTAGTGGATATACCTATGCAGGATTGACTGGGATGGCAAGTAACATAATACCGAGTGAATTATCAGCGGGTAATGGATTCACATACGGTGACGGTTGGGCTCTTGCTGGACCTGGTTCTATCTCGGCAGATTTTCATATGCCAACTTTCCATTACCCAGATTGGGCAGATGGAATAACAGGAGAACTTGTTCACCGTGCGCCGTTTAGAGAGATATATATTGGTGACTTCCTTTATCTTTGCCCGATAGAGAATAGTCCTAATCTTGGCATAACCGGATGCACCGCTTATGGTGATACAAACGGTGGAGCATGTTGGAGTTAATAAATGGTAAGTAGAAATACAAATCTTGGTGCTGACGCTTTAAAGAAAGAACTTCTTAATAAGTTTTTGGTATTTAGTAATACCGAAAATAATTATTTAAGTAATGTACCGGAAGCATCCTCGGACACAATCAGGGATGCAGTTTTTGCAACTCCAATTCTAGACAAAAATATAAAGAAAGTTGTTCAGGTTCCAAAGGGAACGAGAGCATTATGGCAAACAGGCGATAGAACGGGAACACAATCTGGAATGTATAAATCCGATGGTGGAGCGTTTTCTTATAATACATCCTCTTCAAATTGGTATACATGGGTAAATCCTGAAGGTTTTATCTTCGTTGTTCTACAAAATGTTTTAAATGCAAATTCTTCAAATGATGTGATCGTTGCTAAAAGTATATTAGCGAATACTTCTGGTAAAATATTCACCAATGAGGATGGTATTGTTGCTTGCTGTATAGGTATGACTCCTTCGGATGAAACATTCAATTCGTATCGAAAGCACATTACTCTAGAACCAGTGGTAGATGCATACGATTCTCTAAAGAATTCATATACAAGTCCAAACACCAGAGCAACATCAATATGCGGTGCAGGGAATGAGAGAAGATATGGAACTTGTTGTCTTTATTATTCGTCGGAAAATTATGACAGAATCCGTGGAGTGACATATTCCGCAGGAGATTTCTATAGATGTACTTGCACAGAGTGCTATAGATGTTCTGAAATGGCGGAGTCACTCGGTATGCAGTATCGATTTAATATGTGGGAGGGAACTGGTGTGACAGGGGGGACTGGAGAGAGTTGTCTTCATTGCGACTCTGAAGATTTCCCATCAAATTGTGGTCCGTGTAAGTGTAGTATTGATTGGAATGAAAGAACTTACCACTATGATTCAATTCTAACTACCTCAGATTTCTCTCCACACACATCAGTATACAAGAATGCACAAATTGCAAAAGCAAATGATGAACAGGGTGGTGCTGTAACTTCTCTCATCACAGAGATTGGAAAATTTTCCCTCGAAGAAAGAACGATACCAAGTTCTTATCGAAACACTCAATTACTAGTACCTTTATTCGGAGATTTTGATGAAGACTCAATCTCAAAGGTAGAGATGATAACAGAAGTAGATAATAATGGAAATATTGTGTGGATAGGAACAAAAGTTGTCGATCATGGTTCTGGTGCTACTAAAGTAGAAATAGATTATGATACCTTAATCGCAACTTATCTTCCAAATGCAGACAAGGGTAAGTTGCAGCAATATACAAAAGTTAACATATCACCAATAAGAGGTTTTCATCTATCAATGGGTGATCTTTATAGTATTAGAACTCTCTTGGATGTTCAAATTCCAAAAAGTTCAATATCTTCCGTGACTAGTGCAATCGATATCAATTCAGTTTCTATTGCATCTGGTGGTGGTATTGGTGGTGGAAACCTATTCGCTGGAAATGCAAAGAACGAATCTACTGTTGCAAGACTCACAAACAAACTTGAAATTGAAAATACAGAAGTTTCCGAAGCACCTTCGAGTGGAGGAGGAAAGGGTGGTGGAGGAGGAACTTCATCAGTTTCCAGTAATGTATATGAGGGTAAGGCTACAGAATCGAATGCAACAATTCAGGCTGGTAATATTGTTTCTTCTTCTGCTCTCGTTGGTGGTGTATCAGAAATTGAAATCACAGGAAGAAAATCTTTATATAAAGTCGGTAAAGTCTTAAAAATTAATGATGATGATTGGACAACAAATTCTGTAGAAGCGCCAACATCTCCTCTAAGTGGTGATGAAATTGATACAAGGACTATTAAAGTAGAACATACCCATTCCTTCTTGTCTAAGTTGAATGTCGCCCAAGGATCAGGAAACCAACCAAATTTATTAAACGTGCAGATTTATCTGTAAAATAGGTCTTAGCACTAAGGAGTAGTAATTAAAATGGGAAACAGAAACAAACAACCTTTTTATAGCGGAGGAAGTCCATCATTTCCTTTGAGTCCGAGTCCATACTTCAGCAGGATAGAAGATCAAAAAGTTGCTTTTGATGGTGGAACAGATTTCGATAGGGTAAAAAACTATCAGTCTATAGCGTTCCGGCCTGGATTTTCTTTGCAAGCATCGGAACTGAACGAAATACAAGAACATTTTCAGATGCAACTCACGCTATCAATTGCAATGATGAACAACTGGATCTGTTCTGGTGGTGGTTTTATGTGGAATGGTGCAAATCCAGATTCACCAGGCGGTGTTGGTGGAGGTGGGGATAATTTCTCCTATCCTACTTCTATTGGTCAGGGTGGTGGTTATAATGGGACTGGGAATCCATTCCACGATTCAGCGTATCAAATAACAGCGCCTGGATGGAGGGGAACTACACCACTTTATCCATATGCAAATCCATATGCACCACAAAGTGGAGATATAAATCATGGACCTGGTGGTAGATTGGTAGAGGCACAACTACTATCTGGTGGACAAGGACAGACTATTAGAATAAACTTTTATTCTGGTTGGTATTTAACAGAAATCAGACTTCCTGATACTGGAGGTGATATATCTGGTATGAGTGGACTGAAGCATTGGGTTTACTTAGACACCGATACAGACTCCACATATTCACAAACATATTCTGTTGATGTTCCAATAAATACTAACAATGATCTTGATACTGTTGTTGGGTTAGTAGTTACAAGTAATTATGTTGGATGTGAACAAACACCTGATCCTATCAACGATCAATTTGATGAAACTTTAGCAGATAACGCCGCTGGGTTCCCAAATCCTGCTTCATGTGGTGCATCTAGATATTCTGTAAACTTTTCAAGTGCCGCAGCATCATACCCAAGTTCAAGCACACAAGATATATACACAGTGGCAGATAGAGATCAGATTTCTTTATGTGTTAAGATTAACCCCCTACAAAGAACTGTTCGTTATATGAATAATCAAGTTCTTTTCTCATGGTAATATAAAAAAGGTATAAATAAAGTAAAAGAGATAAACCTATGGCCGGACTTCCAGACGACAATTTATATCAGATTCCATACCTTCAAGGAAATGACACTTTCTATGATTGGGTAAACTATCACAATACACTTCATGTAAACAAATTAAATAACTTGAAGATATATGATGGATTGTCCGGCGATGGTATTGTTTTTACTTTAGGAACAACTGCGAGTAATGATCCGCAAGGAGGAGCAACCGCTGGTTCTGACTTGATTGCAGGTTCGTTTAGATGTGATATCGCTGAAACGATTGCTAGAGGAGTTACCTTTCAGGGTGATGTTAGTATAAATGGAATATTAAACTATGACATAAACAGTCTAGAACTTCCTTCTATTACGAGCAGAGTACATCCTGTAGGTGGTTATACTGCGGCAAGAGATGGATTTACTCTTGGTCAAGCAGTCAGAGTAGAAGACTTCGGGCATCAAAATGCTGGGGGAACAGGAACACCAAACTATTATCTTGCAAGAGCAGATAACGCTCCTTTCGCAGAGGTATTTGGTATTGTTTCTGGTGTTACTTGGCCTATGAGTTCTGGTGTTCCCAGTCCTCCGTATACTTCTACAAACACATATATTGAAGTTACTACACACGGTAAAGTCGTTGGTGATTTCTCACAAGCGACAACATATGGTGCAGGACTAAGTGCAGGATGTATCTACTTTCTAGATGCAGGCACAAGCGGTGGACTTACTCCGCACGAACCAACGATTGCTGGTTATGTAAGTAAACCATTAATTATGGGTATAACAGCAGACACAGGATATGTTCTTAATTATAGAGGACAGTTGCTCACTGGTTCTGGTACTGGTGGTACTGGTGGAATTAATGACAACAGATTCATTGTTGCACACGGGGAAGCGGAAGGAACCTTTGAAAGAGGACATGTTGTAGGATATAAATCTGGACGAGGAACCGCCGGGTGGTTTGTTGCGAAACAAGAAGATGATGATTTAAATCATGCAGTCGGTTTGGTACTGGATGAATTTATACTGGATAGCACTCGGTATATGACAGTCGTTACTACTGGGTGGTGCGGAGATTTACCTACAGTAAATGTTGAGACTGGATTACTGTATGTTAATAGAAACGGAAAATTAGAAAACGAATTTGATGCAGATGGAACACCAAACACAATTGGAAATCCCAAAAAACCATTTGCTGTTGGATGGTCTTCTAATGGTGATGGAACCGGAAATGTTAAAGGTGCAATCATCAATCAAAATCACCTTGCAGGTGAAGCGGCCGTAAATAATCTTGGTGCGCCAAGGTCAGCGGGAGACACCACACAAGGTCCATACGGAATGGGAAACTGGGCGTTCAAATCCACAAGTGTTGGTGGTACAACTTATGGTAGTGCCATCAATGAAAATATTCTAATCAACGGTGGGTTTGATGTGTGGCAAAGAGGTATTGGTACATCTTCTTATGGTGCTACTGGTACAACCTACTTTGCAGACAGATGGGTGAGAATAGATGGTGCTTCGGGCAGTGCAGCGTGGAATGCAAGCGGAGCAACCACCGGAACATTCAATATTGAAAGAAAAGCATTCTCAGCAAACCAAATAGAAGTATTCGGTAATCCTACTTATTATACTCGATTCCAGAATGACTTCCATCCACAAGGTGATGCTGTGGGTAGTCATGCAATAATCGAAAATAGAATTGAAGATGTCCGAACATTGAGAAATGAAAATGCTACTCTCTCGTTCTGGGCAAAATCTGGTGTTGCTGGTTCTACTGGTTCGATTGTTCTAAACCAATATGATGGTTCAGATACTTATACACATAGGCCATCCAACTTCACACTAGGCACTAGTTGGACAAAATATGAAGTGGCATTCCATGTTCCAAATATTGAAACAACACCATCCGGTAAACATTACCTCGGTGTCGGTTTTGATACTACACATATGAATACTACTTTTGATTTAGCACAAGTAAAACTCGAAAGAGGAATAGTTGCTACAAGAAATGCATCAACACCACAACAGAGAGAAGATGATTTACACAAATGTAGTAGATATTATCAAAGAAGTTATGGTTTAGATCAAGCAACCGTAAGTTCTACTATGTTGGGAAGTGTACCAGATGTAACTGCGGTGAACTTTACAGTTTCTCCAACAAGAGACAATCATTACACATTCCCAGTAGTAATGCGTGCTGATCCTACGATAACATTATATTCACCATTCAGTGGTCAAACATCAGATGCATATAACCAAAGTGCAGGTGTTGATTTAAGACACACTGCTGGAACGTATGGTTGGTCTTCTGACGGATCTAATACTACCCCAAGAAATGCTCCCGCAGGTACAACCACAATTACTTCGGAGTATGCAACAAAGAATGGTATTTATCTCTTTGTTCCTGCCGGTACGGTTATATTTGACGAAGTTTCTGTTCATTATGTTGCAGATGCAGACTTAACCGACAATATGAACAATACATAGAACAGGAGTAAACATTAATGGCACATTCTAGTTGCGGAAACAGTTCAAATATTTCAGGAAACCTAAATGTTCGTAATATAACGAACAGCGGAGCAAGGTTATTGATGACCCATGAGTTATCTGGGTTTTCTGGTGGTAGAGTTTCTGATTACATAGGAGACGATGGTGTTACAGCAGGTGATGCGATTCGCTATGATGTTGTTCCATATAAATCTGATGGAGTAACAGATTCTCCAAGTTACCAAAAGTACAGAAAAGCACAAGCGGATACTGCTGAGAATGCAGAAATTATTGGTATTGTAGAAAGTATCGATGATGGTATGGTGAATGTTGTGTTATCTGGACAAATGATATATCCTGATCGTATTATAAATGCGACACATATAGATGAAACTCTAGGAACTTCTGGTGCAACTGGCGGGAATGATATTTACTTCTTAAGTGAAGTTACAGCAGGAGCAGTTCAAAATCTTGCTCCAAATTCACCAACTAAAATTGCGAAACCAATTCTACAACAGGCTGCTGATGGTACATATACTCATCATGTAGTAAACTATATTGGTTATCAGGTTGGAGGTTCGGTGGTCGCTTCGGTTGGTGGTGAAGAAGAACCCTTGGGTCTCCGGTCATTTGTTGACATAGAAGGAACTGAACTTATACTCGCAGACAATGAGTGGGATGCAAACAAACCTAATAATTTTGCTCCTATTAGTTCCAATTCTCCAGACGCATCTTCACGAAATTATAAAACATTCAATAATTTAGCAAACGGGAAACTAAAAAATGATCCGTTTGGTGCGAGATATTCCTTTACATCCTTAACAGGATTTGTGGAGAGTCTTTGGTTGGGTAAAGCGGTTTACTTTATCAGTGGTTCTGGAGAAAGAGTATGGAAAGGCACATGTACCCAAGTTGGTGATGTGAATAGACCGAATATAAATTGCATTTATGTTACAACAACAGAAACTTCAGGTCCTGATATTGGAAATAGACTTCATTCTTCTTCTGGAGAAAATATAATCATATCAAATTCAGAAAAAACTGATGTTGCACTACCACAAATTCCAAATAGAAATACAAGTATAAGAGCAAAAACTATAAGTGGTGCAACGAAAATTGTAACAGAACGATACAAAATTTCAGTGAAGTCGGATCAGGGAGATGATGTTGCAACTGTTCCTTCAAAAGTCACCGTTAATGAATTATCTGTTACAGGAACCGTTACTGTAGAAAATAGTGCAAAATCTGTCGCTGATTTAGCAGGAACAATTAACACATTGGCAGATGAACTTGCAAGTTTGAAAACGCAAGTGAATGGTGATGGTGCTTCTACTACCGCAATTACTGCAAACATTACGAGCAAATAGTGATAAGGAAGCAATATGGTAGCACCAGTAGTTCATGGAAGTAGTTTCTTTTTACCAATAGGCGGTGATGCAATCACCGGTCCTATCGGACCCACCGGACCTACTGGAGATTCTGGTTCTACTGGACCTACTGGACCTACTGGTGCAACTGGACTTACTGGTGCAAGTATGATGGGTTCTACTGGACCTATCGCTGGTTCCACTGCAATGTATATTCAGGATGGAAAATTACACCAAATATTTCATGGATATAATTTTCATGGAGATCCGATTGGTGGTTACACTGGTGGTTATGTGACATCCACTCTTGCTAAAGGACCTACTGGAAATTCAATAAACAATATAGATGGCGGTAACACTTCGGGTGGACCAGAAGGAACACCGCCTGGTTATACATTGCCTAGCGGTGGTGCAACTGTATTTAAGGTTAGGAATTCTAGTAATACAATCACTATAAAAGCAATCGAAGTTGCAGGTGATGCTTTAACCTTAACAGATAATACTGCAACCAGTGAAATAAATCTACACTACGATAGAGGAAACTTTGGTTATCTAAACACACAACCAAGTTCGGGAATCGGTTCTCTTGTTGGAACAGACGAGGGACAACCAGTTCGTCTTCATGGTTTCACTGGTGCTTCTTACGACAGTGGACTAAATGCACTTGATGTTCGTGTAAAATCATATAAAGAAAAGTCCAAGTATTTAACCGTTGACAATGGTGATCCCGGAACATACGATATTCGGAGATTTGGTGAAGAAGGTAATCCTCCATTTTATCAAGGAACAATAGATCCGAATATCGCAAAGGTATTCATAGCAGATATGAGAGGACTCACCTTTGCGGATATGCATGAGAGTGGTTCTACTGGTCCAGTTCAATTTGTTATAAATGATGCATCCTTTGGATATACAGGAAATAATATTTCAGGAATTCCAGCAGAAGGAAAACCAAACTTAACAAAGGCATTCACTCTCATTGTTCACGGTGCAGAAAATTCATTAGTTCCTGTGGAAAGATTTACGAATGTTACTTGGCCTTTAGATTTAGCACCATGTTTCAGTGGTGGTACTGATATCTTTAACTTCTTTTGGCTTCCATGTGAAACACGGGGAGAAATATGTCCCAATGGAGTAGCATGGCATGGAAATCTGATTCAGTGGAAATCTCCCGATAATATAATGGACAATGATACAGATAATAATCCTTTCTTCTGCCATGAAGTTGCAGGAACAAGAAACTTATATACTGATGGTGTTCAAGATTATCCCGGTATTGAATTTTTAGATTCAGCAGGAACAACGGGCGCAACAGGTGCCTGTTGCTTGGGTGATGGAATTTGTGTTCATACAACAGAGTCAAAATGCTTCGGTGGTTACTTTGTTGGGTGCGGAACAACATGCGGAAGTTCAACAGAATCAGTATGTTTTGAAAAAGGACCTTGTTGTTCCTATAACACATCAACAAAGGAAACAGATTGTACGCAACAAACAATTGATGCTTGTGTAAATTATTCTGATGTTCTCTATATTGAAACCACATTTGGTGGAACAGGAAATGAATGCTACAACATGGACTGTGAATCTGCATCAAAAGATTTAGGTGCCTGTTGTGATGGTTTGGGAAATTGCGAACTACTGACACATTCAGAATGTGATACTTTAGGAAGATTTTTCCAAGGTGAAGGAATTCCATGCACAAAGAGATATGGAAATGATATTATTGAAATTTGTGCGGGTGGGACTGGTGCTTGTTGTGAAGGTTCTTCTTGCAGTAATAGCACCACATTCAAAACTTGTGTGAACGCAGGCAATCTATATGCTGGAGACAGAAGCAAATGCTGTGGTGTTGACTGTGTTTCAGATGACGAATTTAACGGAAACTCTGGAATTCAAGCACTAAATCTACAACCCGGTGATTTATATGCAGGTGGAATGGTTGTTGGAATATACAGACCTCATGGTGGTTCTGTGCTTGGACACAACAGTTTCGGAAAGGATAGAACTGCAAACTGGGAAGAATTGATGGTTGGTGCTACTGGTTCTACCTCAGACAGTGGTTTAATAGGAGAAACATACAGGTCAAAGTATGATTTCCACGGTTATGGATTCACATCTGACAAGGGATGTACAGAATTTAATGAGTTGGATATTCTGAATGACCAAACCCGTGTTGATGCGTACTATGTGATCACTGCATTATCTCCACTTGCTGTAACAGGTGATAGAGAAGTAGTTCTTTTACAAGACTATCCAAGTGCAACAGCAGAATTTTATTGGAGTAACAGAGGAAGTTCTTGGGGACCAATCTATAATCAAGACACTCTACAATATAATGACTTAAACGAAGACTATAAAAATAAATTTAGTCTAAATGAAGGTTACTGGTATGATAGATTTATGGAAGAACCTTCTCTGATAAATCTTCCTTTCAATACTTATACCACATGTGCAAAGGCAAGAAGTCTTGGAGTCGATGGTGTAAGTAAACTCCTAACAAGACCGAATCAATCAGCAAACGGTTTCTGGCATCGAAACTATGGATTCCATAACAACTTAAGAATTATTAGTGCGGACAATGCATTATCACAGGTATATAACGAAACTAATAATTTATACACATCAGAGCAATTTGGACCTGGTTTGACTGCTGATTATATTTCTGCGTTCAGAATTTGTAGATTATATAGAGATGAATTAAATGGAACCACAGGGGCGGTTGATGGTTTGACTGGTTCTAATATTCCTGAAGTTTCTTCTTGGTATATTCCAAGTCATGATGAACTAGGATTTATTGCAGAGAATTGTGTTCGTGATAATCAATACGACTTTGATTTGAATTCTCATCTTTTAGCATATGGTGGTAGTCCATATAAAGGATGGTATTGGACATCTACTGGTGCATTCGATGAGACAAGAGGAATCACAGGGGGATATGAAGAAGGTGTAATGGTATCTTCCAATTCTGGTGCAACTGCTGATCCCGGAACAGTTGCCTGGGCAATGAAGTTTGACGTTGAAGGAAATAAAGACGAATTTTTGGTAGGCAAGAAAAATAGAACTACGAATACATATCAAGTAAGACCTATTCGTATGATTCGTTGCGACGGAAAATCTTCAAGTGACAAACTCACAAAAATGCCTAAGGTGTTGCGAGACAGCGATAAAAATATAAATCAGGATTAAGGGAATGATTTGTTATGCCATCTATTCAGGGTTCTAGTAGGATATTAACCACCAGTGGGACAAACTCTCTCACTGGTCCCGCTGGGCCTATAGGCCCTACTGGTGCTACTGGTGCTACTGGAGCAACAGGTCCCATTGGTGGTGTTGCAACTGGTATCGGTATTATATCTGCGACTGGTGCAAGCGGCGGACCTGGTGGTTCGTATGGTAACGACTTGATTACATTTTATTTAACAGACGGAAGCACTGTCGGTGTGAGTGGTGCAAGAGGCGCTACTGGTGTGGACGATAGTGAAAATTTCCAGATCATCAATGCAATCGAAGGACCTGAATACGGACAAATTTTCCAAGTCAAGAATGGTATTACTGCCTATTTTAAATCACTTACAGTTAGTGGTGAAGACATTTCGATTGGTGTAACTTCTGATTACACCATACTTCTTTCTGGTACAACATACGATCAAGGCAGATTAGGAAACACAGGTGAACTTGTTTATAATTTCTCTGGTGCATCTGCACACGGAGCATTAAATACATTCTGGAGTGGTGATCAACTCACTGCAAGAATATTAACTCATAGAGAATCGAAAACCGGAGAACTCAATAATAATATTGTTATTGGGACAGAGGTTAATCAAAGAGGATCAAATCCTATAAACACATCTCCGATTGCAGGTACGGCAGAGGTTCATGGAACTGTTGTTCCATTTACTTATATAACTCAACATCAAGAAAATTCAAATTCTCCGATCACAAAAGGAATGGTAAGTGCATTTCATCTAGGAAAAACTGGAGATGATAATGTAATTTACGAATTCACTGGATTGACATTTGACAATTTAATTCAGGGTGACATTTTTATTGGTTCTTGTTGTTTCTGTGAAAACTCTAATGGTCCAGATAGATCAGGATGTGTTGATTATGTCAATAAAACTTATTGTGATTCTGTTGGTGGTTCATTCTCATCTATTCCTTGTTTAAATCGTCCTGAAGGACCTGATTGCTATCCACAGGGAGCATGTTGTCTTCTTGGTGGATGCACAGACACCTCCGAAGAAAAATGTCAAACGTATGGTGGATTCTTTGTTGACGGTAATACATGTCAAGAAGTTGAACTTCTGGGAGGATGTCCAGATCCATGCTCAGAAGAAGAAATAGGCGCATGTTGTATCAACCAAGTTTGTTTTGAACTGACAGAATATCAATGTTCCTTTGAACCAAACAGTGTTTGGATACAAGGTTCGTGTACTGGTGATGACGCTATCAATTGTTGCCTCGAAACTCAAAATGGTGCGTGTTGTTTAGACGAGGCGTGTTATAACACATCTGCACTTCTTTGTTCTAAGATGGTATCAAGTGGTGGTACGCCAGGAATATTCTGGGGAATCGGTTCAAAGTGTGCAGGACCAGATGAAGAAAGTTTATACTATCCCCACGATTGTACTCGAAGAGGATTTGGTAATCAAACTTTCGGGGAATTGGAGGATGGTCTTTGTCCGAATGGAGATTTACCTCCATGTACAGATTGTGTTGGTTGGACTCAAGAAATTTCTTCTGATCCTACAATAAACATATGTGCTGCTGATGATGTCTATTGTCCCTGTGATACTGGTGACGGTCAATATGGGTGTAATGTCTGCGGTTCAAATTTAGAATCATGTAGTACAATTATCACTGTCGATGGAACATGCTGGGAATGTTGTTGTGAAACAAAAGAAGAAGACGAAGAACCGCCAGTCGAACTGGGTGCATGTTGTGTGGATCAAACGTGTTCATATGTAACAGTCGAAGAATGCAACAATAGTGGTGGATATTTCCTAGAAGGACAGACTTGTGAATCAAATCCATGCAGTAACCCTCAAGGGGCATGTTGCTATGAGTTTGATAATTGTCAACTTATAGATGAGATAACATGTAGCAATAGTGGTGGTACTTTCTATCAAGATTCTACATGCAGTATTTGCGACACACTTCAATCTCCGCTTGGTGCTTGCTGCTATACGGATGGTTCTTGTATCGAAGAGGCTACAGAAGAGCAATGCGATATTACTGGAGGTGAGTTTAAAGAAGATTTAACTTGCAGTTCTTGTGATACTATCATAACTGGTGCATGTTGTAATAGTGATGGTACTTGTACTGATGATTCTACCGAAGAAGATTGTGACGGTAAATTCAACGAAGGTTTAAGTTGTGCAGATGCTGGTTGTGATGAAGTAGGAATATGTTGTGGTGGAGCATATAATATTAACGGTCAACCAAGACCATGTACTGCCAGTGGTGTTCCTATTACGGAAACTATTTGCGATTCGCTTTCCACTCAAGAATATCCAACTATATGGTATTCGGATACTAATCATGAATGTTGCGGAAGTTGTTGCTGGTGGGGAGGAAACCCCGGCGAAGAAAGTTATCATTGCGATGAAACTGGTAATAAATTATTCTATGATTGTGAGAATTTAGCAGATGTAGGTGCTGAGGCTGGAACAGTTCCTTGTTACCCAGATGGTGATTATCAAGATGTGACATGGACTTCGGGTGATTGTTCGTCGGAGAATGGAAATCAAGGATGTCCGAATGAAATTATAGGATGTTGCCTAGATGGTGAAGTGCAGATAGGAGAAACTTCTAAATGTTACTGTGAACAATACAATGGAAATGATTCCGGTTGGACGGAAGGTCCATGTCCCGATGATAAAGACACCAATGCGTGTTGTATTACTGGTTTCTGTGTAGACGATATACCCCCAGAAGATTGTGCCGGTCTTGGTGGAACAACAGTATTTAATACACTGTGTAATGACACTACATGTGATGGTGCTTGTTGTGATGCTGCTAATGCCGACTGCACTCAAACCAATGAAACTGCCTGCTTTGGAACCTCTACATTCCTCGGAGTTGGTGTGAGTTGCGATGCTTGTCAGGCATTTACTGCTGAAGGTGCTTGTTGCTTCCAAGATGGAACATGTGAAATTAGAGAAGAAACTAATTGTGCTGCAAGTAATGGTTATTGGCAAGGTCCCGAAACAACTTGTAATGATAATGATGTAGATTGTTCGATTTACATGCTGGGTGCATGTTGCTCTGCTCGGAACGCATTATGTGTTGAGGTAACCGAGGCCGAATGTGCAAGTAAACTTCCTGCCATATATGAGGAGACAGGAGATTCAACACCACCAGTTGGAATGCAAGCACCAGATGTCGAATATCTATGGGCAGGACCAGGAACGTCTTGTGGAAGCACATACACTCTCGGTGGTACTACCTTCACTTTACCATTTTCTCTTACACCTGATCTTGGCTCGAATACATGTGGATATTACTTCGGTGGTATAGATGCGCCTGGACGCTTCAGTGTTCCAGAAGAATATCGGTTGGGTGACTCTGATATGGGATTATGTTGTCAGCAGAAAGAATGGGCTACGCAATCTATTCCTCCGTATGGTTGTGGGTGTCAAGGTTCCCGGCCTCCAGTGGAAGATGATGAGGGAGGTAAGACTTGCCCAGAATTACCAGAAGAACCTTGGTGTACATTCTGTCAGACTGAGGCTATCTATAAATATTGCGGTGGTCCATCGATAGTAACTAAATCTTCTTGGGAATGTAGTGCTTGTAATACAGGTGTGAATCCGGGATTATCTCTCAATAGAAGAAGTATTTGGACAACAGATGCTCTGGGAAATCCCGCTTTGATATTCAGACCAATCGATGGTGCTATTGATCAACTATATAAAAATAGTGATGCTTTTGGAACAGAGGTACTTGATCCTAAATTGCGTATACTTGCCGGCCTGTCTCCTCAAGTAATGTTTACGGTTGAAGTCGAAGGTGTTGAAGAAGAAAGACCTGCTGTCATTATTGGTCCCCCTGCACAAGAGTGTATGGGTATCAAACCACCTGAGATCGTCATTGACTGCCCAACTGTACAGACTGCTCCCCGTGCAGACTATGGTGAGTATCCATGCAACGGATACGAATACCAAGGCGATTTATATTGCGGTCCACTAGAGTTCGGATTATGCGCTCCTGAAGATGGATGGGAATGTCCTGATGGTTACTTCGAGGTGGAGCCGGGAGTATGTCATCTGAACGGTACGACGCTCGGACATTGTTGCTGTAAACACCCTCACAAATATAGAACTGACACCACCGCTCCCGGTGGCGTAATTTGTGAATGTTATCATGGGTACATAACAGAAGAGGAATGTAAACTGAAGAAGTGCGGCCCGGTTCCCAATGATTTAGGTCAGGGAGAGCCTACGGACGCGAACTGGTGTTGTCCCCACACGATAAACGCACAAGGACCCTGTCCTCCATTTTGTGGCCAGAAATGCACCGAGGCCGCATGTGAACAGGAATGCTGTGATGGTCATCAATGTTGTGGTGAAGGGCCGCCTCCCCCGATTCAGGAAGGATGAATGGTGCTTATAAATAGTTTAGCATTAAAGTATAGGATTTAATTATGCCATCGATTCAGGGTTCTAGTAGAATATTAAACACCAGTGGTATCAACGGATTAACCGGAGATGCTGGTCCGATAGGGCCTACTGGTCCTACCGGAGCAACTGGTGCGGCAGGTGCTACTGGTTCCATCGGTTCGGTTGGAGTTGGTATTATATCTGCGACGGGAGCAAGTGGTGGAATCGGTGGTTCGTATGGCAACGACTTGATTACATTTTATCTAACAGACGGAAGCACAGTTGGTGTAAGTGGAGCAAGAGGTGATACGGGTGCAACTGATTCTGAGAATTTCCAGATCATTAATGCAATTGAAGGACCTGAATACGGACAAATTTTCCAAGTCAAAAATGGTATTACTGCATATTTCAAATCACTTACAGTTAGTGGTAAAGATATTTCGATTGGTGCAACTTCTGATTATACAATTCTTCTCAATGGTGTTGCATACGCTCAAGGTAGATTAGGTAACACAGGTGAACTTGTTTATAACTTTAGTGGTGCTTCCGCACATGGTGCGTTGAATACCTTCTGGAGTGGCGATCAACTTACTGCAAGAGTATTAAGTTTTAGAGAATCTTCAGGAAGCAACACACTTTTATCAACTCCAGAAAATACTTCTCCAATTGCAGGAACAGCAGATGTTGATGGGACCGCAGTTCTCTTTGAATATGTGGTTGATGTTGATTATGATATCAATGGAATGACTGCAACGAGCAGTGGAATTCATTTAGGAAAAACCGGAGATGAGAATGTAATATACCGATTTGCGGGAGTGACTCATGGAGCAATATATGACACAGGTTCTCGAATAGGTTCCTGTTGTTTCTGTGAAAAGGAAGGCGAATATTCGTCTAGCACA